TTATTCATGAATTATATTTTCTATCTTTATTATTATCATCTATAACTATTATTTCCCCTTTTATTTTGGTATTATTATAGAATTAATTCAATTTATCATAAATTAGATAATTATTTATCAGTTTTAGTCTTAGTTAATTTATTATTATCTTCAAATTCTTTTAATTATTATTTTGAATTTATATTTATGATAAAATTTTATTATTTAAGTATTATTTTTTACAATAAGAAAGAATTATAATATTCAATTAGATCTAGCCATTTAATATTTAGATTATTATTTTATAAAATATTAATGATGAATATGAATAATAATGATAATGAGTTCAAATATAATTATTTATTATATTCAATTGAAGATTTGATAATAATAATTATTTAAGAAAAATTGAAAATCTTTCAAGATACTTATTTTTATTTTTTTGATAAGAATGTGTAATTCTAGTAGAATTCCTATTTATCAAAAATTAAATTCTCTTAAAAAATAATATAATATTAGATTATAATTAATGAATTCCTTCAAAAATAAATCTAAAAAAAATGAAGTAAATCAATCATCTGCACATCATTGCCAATTACCGAATTTATTCATACAAACTAAAAAAGGACTTACTAAGAAAGAATTAGACAATTTTAGAGTATATAATAATACAAATAGAGTTATTTTTTATTATGATAATTATTATAATAAGAAAAAAAAAGGCGGATTTCTTGAAAAAGAATTTAAATGTTTAAAAGATAGTATATATACAAAATATTGTAATAAAATTAAAGAATATAATGAGAATGTTGAATTTTTGATGAAAAATCCACCATTTGAATGGATAAATGATAAACAATTACAAAAAGTTGATCATAATATTGACAATTCATATATGAGATGTTTAATTAATAGTATATATGATGGAGAAGAAAGAGCAATACCTTCATTTTTTAATCAGTTACACACTTCAATAGATGAAAATTTAAAAGAAGAAATTAAAAACTCATTTATACAATATAAAAGTTCAGATAAAAACCCAGAATTAAAAATTACTCATGATAAATCAGAAAAATATCTAATATGTGATTTAGAAGTTCCGGGAGATAAAACAAAAAGATTTGTTAAACCAGAAGAAGTTAATATACAATTTAGACACAGTGGTTATAATAGAGAAATTGTAACAGCATTTCAAAAACCTTATATAGATAATATAGATAATTTACAACAATTTATTCAAGAACAAGAAGCTTTTATTGCTAAAATGCCTCTTAAAGATAAAATAATTATAAATGATTATACAAAATATTCTTGTTTTCATATATACAGTACTCTAAATCAGACAGGACATATTGATAATGTTATACAATCAGGATCATGGATACATCATTATAAAATAAATACAGATAGAAATATATATAAATTATTTCATTTTGGCGATTCGTTATACAAACAAATATTAGATGTTATTGGCCCTGAAAGATTTACACATAAAATTAGAAATGATCCAGAATATCAAAGTATTATGAGAAACTCTACATTAATATTTACTAATATAACAACATATTGGGAATATATTAGAGAAAATGGAAAAGATAGAAAAATGCATAATTCCGCTAGTATATTTTATGAAGAACTAAGTGACCAAGAATGGCATGAAGTATTAGTAATTTTCGCAGATGATATTAATAATATAGTTAAAAATGCATGTAAATGTAATACTGATATATATTGTTATAGAGGAGTTACAAATGATTATGTTCTATTAGAAAAATTTGATAGTAATATATTAGTAGTTGGCACTTCAGGGGAAACAAAAGATATAGTTGTAGAAAAAGGAAAATACTTATCAACTAGAATTGGTTCTTTTTCAATAAATTTCGAAAGTTCATTAAATTATTCATATGAAAATCCTGAAAATAGAACAGGAGATCAAGGCTGTTTATATAGTGTTACTATTAGAAAAGGTGTCCATGTTTTATATATTCCATCATTATCTTTTGCATCACACGAATTTGAAATATTACATGCATCTCTTGCAGAATTTGATTTTTCAGGAGATAGAAAAAAATGTTTTAATAATTATAAAAATGAATATGGTATTTTATCAGTTGATTCAGAAGGTTTTACTAGTGCAGATATTGTTTTTACAGGATATAAAGAACCACTTTATACATTACAAGATAATATTAAAATATTAAGAAATATATATACACAATTCGGAGGGAGGGGAAAGATGTAAGAAACAAATAGATAATAATTTAATATGAGAAAGATATATTAATAATATGACTAAGGATTTAATATATAAATTAAAAACTATACACGAAAAATATCTTTAATTATGTTATAAATTCTTTCAAAATAATATGTCCAAACAATTTTTTTTTTTAAATATAAATTTTTATAAAGAATAATATTTAATCAAAAATTAAAGTAAAATATTAAAGTAAATTTTTTATTTTCTAAAAATAATGAATTCAATTTTACACACAAAACAGAAATGAGTAAATGAGCGAATTTTGAGTATTTATATTTAAATATTATGATAATAATTATTAAGTATAATAATAAGAAATGACAACAGAAAATTATAAATGTAAATATTGTATATATAATAGTAATAGATTATATAATTTCAAACGACATATGATGACAAAACATAATGAGCACGAAGACAACATTTTTATTAATGATAATCAAAAAATGGTTATTGCTAATCAAAATATAGTTAATGATAATCAAAAAATGGTTATTGCTAATCAAAATATAGTTAATGATAATCAAAAAATGGTTATTGATAATAAATGTAGCAAATGTAATAAAATTTTATCATCAAAACAAAATTTAAAGAGACATTTATTAATTTGTAAAGGTGTTTCTAATCCTCTCGAATGTCATTTATGTCATAAAATTTTATCTGATTATAGTTCAAAATGGAAACATTTAAAAACTTGTAAAAATAAAGATATTACAACCACTAGTGTTAATGAATTAATAGAAACTAATAATAATAAAAATCAAATAATAACTTTAAATAATATAATCACAAATAATAATTCAAATAATATAATTACTAATTCAAATAATACTATTACTAATTATAATATACATTTAGTATCATATAATAAAGAAGATAGAACAATTAATTTTGATATTAATCATTTGAATAAAGATTTGATATATAAATTAAGAACTATACACGAAAATGATGCATTTGATCATTTCTGTTATAAATTATTTCAAAATAAGAATAATCAAATGGTTGTAAAAACTAATTTAAGATACATATATTCAAATGTTCATTTGGGTTTTAACATTTGGGAAAAAATGATAGATAATAATATATATCACATAATAATTTATTATATTTCTGAAACTATGAATAAATATATCTATGAAAATACAACTATAGAAGAAAGAGATGAGAAAAAAATGTCTGAAATATTATTTTATATTAAAATGATGTCTTCAAAAATGATAATGGATAAATATCCAAGAAAATATGAGAACTATTATAAAAATAATATTGAAAGTCTTAAATTAAAATTCAGCGAATTCATAAAAGACGATGATATTGATATATAAAGATAAGAATAAATTATCTTTAAATAATTTTTATTTAAGAAAGATGTATAAAGGTAATACTATTCGTTCTGTTGGTTATAATCTTAAAACTGATAGAAATTTTATTATCATCGATGACCAAAAAATTAAAATTAATAAACTAATAAATTCATCTTATAAGAATTATAAAATGAAAAAATATAAAACGGATTATGAAATAGAAAATGAAACTGAATATTAATATTTTTGTTATTTAAAGAAAATTATATAAAGATAAGAATAAATTATCCTTAAATATCTTTCTATTAAATAAAAATGATTTAATAATATGTCAAATATTATTAATTAAAAAATGTCTTATTATACTTATATTGATGATTGTCGCGAAGATATAATTTATTCATTAAATGAAAAGATTGATAGAACTAAAATAAATGATGATACTTATATTACAACATTTATTAATGATAATTTAATAAATGAAATTAATACAACTATATATAATAAATTATTATCATTTACTTCCAATCAAAACCAAAAATTTATTGAAAATTGTAAATATTATTATAATGGATATAATATATTTGGTTGTATTCATCTATATAAAAAATATTATAAAAATGATGAAGAATTTAATGAATTGTTAATGGATAATGATAATTATTTCAAATATTCGGAAGATTTATCTTATAATATGATAAATGAAAAAGAATTAAAATTCTTTTCTAAATTAGCATTAGTTATTATTTATGATGATATTATTAATAATGAAAAAAAAATAAATAATTTAAAAAATAATATTAAAGATTATATTATAAATTATGATAAATAATTATTTAATAATATTATAAGAATATTTTAAATTTTCTTCATAAGTATGGTTCATCATTTCTGCTATTTTTCTATGTTCTTGTTCTGTCATATATCCATCTTCAACTTGATATTTTAGATAAGTGCAATATAATCTTCTAATTTCAACAGCAGAAATTGATAATTTATAAATCTTTTTAAAGACTAACATTATATCACAAGATAAATTAGAAGAATATTTATACGGTTTATTTTTATTATTTAATAAGAAATATTTTTTATTTTCTTCTTCAATATCATTTCTTGATTTCATTTCATTTTCAATTAAAACTTGTAATTCAATTGGAACGTCATATTTCTGTATTTGTTTATTTTTAGTAATATAGAAATAGAACACACCATCATAATAATAATTATTTCTATCTGTTATTTTTTTTCTATTTTCATATTTTGGTTTTTCAGTGACAATAAACATTCTTTTATAATCAATAGGTCTTCGAGTATGAAATAGAGTAAATAGACCATATAATAATTTTTCTTTTGATGTTAATCCTATTTCATCATTATTTAAATTCTTTATAATATCTTCTTTATTGAAAGATAAAGAATAATATTTACGTTCAATAACTGGTGTAAATTCTTTATTATTTCTCGCAATTGCATATTCTAATTGATTATTATCTGTATAAGGTGCTATTTTTTTTACAAGATTTGAAAAACCTCTAATACGAGTTATAATTGCATGAATATTACGAATATCAGATTTTTTTGAAGTATTTTTAATTATATCATAAATATCTTTATCAATATTTTTAAATTCTTCTTTAATAAGTTTAATATTATATTTTTGAACTGATAATAATTTTATTAATTCTTCTTTTAATTCATCTGTTATTTCTTTATGATAATAAGAATTATAAATTTTTGATAAACTTTTTATATAAATTTTTTTAGTTTCATCTTTAATAATAGTTTTATTAAGTACTGCTTGTCTTTTTTTAAGAGGTTTTAATATAATAAAATCTTCTTCTTTTATTTCTTGTTCTTGTTCTTCTTCTGTTTTTTCTTCTTGTTCTATATCATCTTTAAATTTTTTTCTATAATATTTTTTATAATTGTCTCTTTTTTTTTGTAAATATTCTTCGCGATTATATAATAATTGTCTTTCCCTAAATTTTTTTTGAACTTCAGCATTTGTTTGAGGCATATTTTAATTAATAGTAAAGAATAATTTTAAATGTCAATTTTTATTTTTAATGGTAAAATAAAAAAGGAAAAAACAAAGAGACTAATATAAATAAATATTTAAAAAATAAGAAGAAAAGATAAATAAGATTTATTTTTTTGTCTTTTTGGTGATTGTTCTCTTTTGACTATTATAAGTCATTTCAGAAACACCAGATATTTTATTATATTTGATTTCAGCAATATCATCTATATTATCCTGTATCATATCAATATGAGAAACAATTATTACATTATTGAAATATAATAATAAACTTTTCAAGAAATTCGGAACCATTGAAAGATTGTGCTTATCAAAATTAACGAAACCCTCGTCAATAAATATCTGATTACACAATATTTCATTTTTATTATTAAATAAACTCATTCTTAATGCTAATGATATTGTAAAATGTTGAAATCCTGATGCCTGTGTTATTGATATTATTTTCTTTTCTTCATTATTAATAATATCATCATTAATTAACCAATTTATATGAATTTTATCATTAACCACATTAATATAATAATCTAATTTAAATGGTTTTGTATCCTTATGACAAAGACTTTTAATAATACGATTAGCTCGATTTGTCAAATTATTTAAAATATGTTTATCATATAATTCAATCTTAAAAGCTTGAAAATTTGTTATAATATCTTCTAATGTATCAGATATTTCATCAACATTTTCATAAATTTCACATAATTTTTTATAATTTTCCTTATTATCATTATTATAACCCGCCATAGTAGATTTTTTAATATAAGTATCATTCAATTGTTTCAATTGTTTTTCGATTTCTTTAATTTCATCATTTAATCTTAATTTATCTCTTATTAATGATTTTGAATTTTCTAATTTATTATATTCTTTAAACTTATCATAAGTTTCTATTAGTTTTTTATATTCATTATAATGATAAGAATTAACTATTAATTTAATTTTATTATTTTCTTCCCATTCATTATATAATTCTCTCAATTTATTATATTTAATTATTCTTGGTTTAATATTCTTATTATAATTAATATCTTTCTCAATTTCATTAATTATTCTTGAAAGATTATTAATATTATCTGTAATTTGATTATATTTAATATTCCATATATTCCAATTATTGAATTTTTGATTATTATTTAAATTTTCATATAATTCAAATGATATAATATTAAATATATTATTTGCTTCTTTCATATCTCTTAATTTATCCTGAAATTTACTAATTGATTTCGTCAATTTATCTTTTGAACCTATAATTTCATTTAATTCTTTTAATGTCTTTTCTTTCAATTCTTTATTTTTATAATAATCATACCATTCATTATATAAATGATATTTTTCTTTCAATTCTTTATTCTTCTCATTACATTCATATAAATATAAATAATCATTTCCGTCATTCTCTATATTTTCATTTAATAATTTAATATCATTCTCATATTTAGTAATAATAATATTTAATTCATTCATACGATTAACCCATGGACGCATACAGCAATATTCACATTTAGGATTATATTTATATTCATCTTTCGTTTCTAATAATAATAGTTCTTGTTTATAAGTTAATAATTCACATTCTAATTTAGAAATATTATCTTGAATTTCATAATATTTATTTAAAATTTCATCATCCTTTCTAATATTTTCTTCAACTTCTTTAATATTAATTGTATTTAAGAACCGTTTAACAGTAGTGGAAGTTTTGCAGGTTATAGGAATAGATGGAATATTAATAGTTAATTGATTTTGTTCTTGTTGTTTTTTAAAACATAATTTAAAATTATTTTCAATTTCAAATAATTCTTTTTTATTTTTATTTATTATTTCTTCCAATTTAATAATTTCTTTTTCATTTAATTTATATTCTTCATAACTAATTATTATTTTATTATCATTTATAAAATTATTATTATTTTTATTATTATTAGAAACATAATCATATAATTCATCAATAGTTTTATAATATTTATTTATTTCACATAAACATTCTTTTTCATCCTTAATAGGTTTAGTAATTGTTTCTGGTTTAGAAGATATTAATATTTGTCGTTCTTTTTCTAATAATTCTTTTTCATTTAATTTTAATTTTATTTCAGATGATAATATATTTATATCCTTATCATCAATTTGATTATAATTTATTAAATATGATTTAAGAAACTTTTCCTCATCATCTAAAATAGATAATTCACAAGGTTTATTTATAATTAATAATATTTGATTTTCATATTCTTCTTTATAATCATCTTTCAATTTATTAATTAAATTAATATCAATATCTTTTAATAAATATTTCAATTCATTATATTTAATTAATATAGATTGATATTCTTCATCGTCAATAATCCTATATTCTAAATCTTTTATTAATTTATTATAATCAGTATCAAGAATTATAAGATTTTTAGGATTTTTAATATCAATCATAATAGAATTAAATTTTGTCAATAATTCATCTTTTTCTTTTTGTAAGTCAGAAATTAAATCATTTGTTTTTTTAATCTCTTCTTCTGTTAATTCTTCTATTTTATTTGTTGATAGTAATTTTTCATAAACCTGTTTTTTATTTTCAATTGTTTTTTTAAAATCCTTATATTTATTATTAGCAGTAATAAATAAAGTTTGTAAATTAAATATATATTCAATATTGCTATATTTATCAATTAATTTCATTGTATTTTCTGATTTTAATTTTAGAATATCATTATCTAAATTTTGAGTAATCATTGATGAATATAAGAAATTATCCATATCACCAAATAATTTATTTATAGTTGTAGTGCATAATTTATCACAACCAATTACTTCAATTTCATCACTATTTACATATTTATAAATTACAGATTTACTTTTTTTAATATTATTATTAGATTTACTATCAATTTGAAATGTTCTAATAATTTTATAAATTATTCCTTCACTTTCAATATCTATAATTGTTTGTGCAGTCGTTTTATTATAATTAATAAGTCCAGATGATAATCCATCCATTTTTGGAGTTTTTCCCCATATTGCTAATAATAATATATCATAAATTGATGATTTACCAGTAGCGTTTGATCCTTTTATTAAAAATGTTTTAGCATCCATATCATACATATTTAACCAATTGGAATTTTGATAACATAATAGACCGTCCCAGCCTAAATATCTAATTAAAAATGAAGGTTTTGATTTAATAATTTCATATTGTTTATTACACAATTCTATTAATGGTTTCAATTCTAAATTCTTTTTTTTACAGTCAATAATTAAATTATCATTTAATGTTTCATCAAACAATAATGTATTCTTATCTTTTATAAATAATGATAATAAATTGTATTTTTTAGGAGTAAGCATTTTTTTAAAATATGTTAATATATAATCATCATTTACAATTGATGAAATTTCATTACTATTATAAATATCTGATGTTATATTTTCTATCAACTCTATTCTATCATTTGCAATAAAAGGATTATCATTTATTTTAGAAATAATAATAAAATTAATATTAAAACTTTTTAATAAAGTATTTAAATTATAAAAATTAATTTTTGAAAAAGTTTTAATTTCAAGAGTTTTTGGAAAAAACTCTCCATTCTTTTTTATTATATCTTCCAATAAATATTCATATTTGCCATTTTGGCGAATTAATATTTCTTCTTTTTCATTTTCTTTAATATTTATATAACCAATATTATTATAAATATTAATTTCTTCAACTTTCTTATTTTTTAAATTCCATAATAAATAACCATGATCTAAAATGTCTTCTCCGTAATTTTGTTGCACTACGCTCCCAGAATAACCACATATAGTTTTTTTATAATTAAATAACTGCTTTTTATGTATATCACCCAATAACAAATAATCTAAATTCAAATCTTTTATCCATTCAAGAGGATAAGGTTTTGTATCTTCTCGTATTTCTTCTCCATTATATAATTTAACTTTTGCAAATGTTCCATGAAATAATCCAATCTTATATTCAACATCTTCTATTATCTTTGGAAATTCTGGTAATTCTTGTATTCTCCCACTATTTCTATAAATATCCAAAGTTGTATTTATGGCAACATATGAAAAACCAATATTATCTATAATAAATGATTTTGTTTCATTTAAAACAATTAAATTATCTATTTCAAATGAAGAAGAATATAATAAATTTGGCATTTCTGTATCACTTTGGACAAAACAATGATTGCCTGGTAATACAATTACTCGTCCTAATTTTGTTAATTCCTGAATTAAAGTTCTGTAAAGCAATAAACCATATGACCCTATAACATTTTTATTATGATAAATATCTCCTGTTATTATTATTAAATGTTCATTAAATCCCATATGTAGTTCATCTATTTTATTTTTAATTGAAATAATAGTATTATCAAATACTAATTTATATTCTTCATATCGTGATTGTAATTTATC